GGCGCGGTCGACGACATTGAAGTGTCGCGCAAGGAATGGGCCAAGGCCGACGGCTGGATCGAGGTTAACCCCGGCCTCAAGATGGAACCCGACACAACCACGATGGCCGACTTTAAGGGCCAGCTTGAGTTGCTGCAGGAAGCAAAGAACGAGATTGAAAACTTCGGGCCGAATCCGGCATTGATTGGGCAGGGGCTTGAGGATTCAAGCGGGCGCGCGATTCAATTGCTGCAACAGGCGGGTATTGCCGAGCTAGGCCCGTACCTCACTGCGTTCAAGAACTGGAAAATCCGCGTTTATCGTGATTGCTGGAATATCGTGCAGCGCTACTGGAAGGCCGAGCGCTGGATCCGTGTCACCGACGATCAGAATTTGGCGCAATACTTCCAGGCCAACAAGCTCACCATCGATCAGTACGGCCGTCCGCAGATCGTCAATGCGTTAGGATCGCTCGACGTCGATATCATCATCGATGAGGGGCCGGATACGGTCAACCTGCAGGGCGACAGTCTGCAAGTGCTGCAATCGCTAGGCCCGCAATTCCTGCAAGAGTTCCCCGAGATCGCGATCCAGTTGGCGCCGCTGCCAGCGTCGGTCAAAAAGCCGATGATCGACAAGATTCAAGCCAAGCAGAACGCACCGCCGCCGCCTGATCCGAAAGTCATGGCGATACAGGCGAAAGCGCAGCTCGATCAGCAAACGGCGCAACAGGACGCCGCGCTGAAAGCGCAGGACGCGCAACGCGCCGACGCGCAAGCGCAGCAGGACATGGCGATGAAGGTGCGCGAGGCGCAAATGGATGAGGCGGCAGCGCAGCGCGACGACAACCGCGCCGCCATGCAAGCGCAGCAGGACATGATGCTCGAGCGAATGCGCGCCGCAAACGAGCAGCAGATCGCGCGCATGCAAGCGGTCATGGACATGCAGATCGAGCGCATGAAGGCCGCGGCCGCAATGCAGATCGATCGCGAGCAGCACGAACAGCAAATGGATATGGATCGCGAGCGCGCGGACAGTATGCCAGCGCAGCCTGCGGAATGAGCTCGTCGGCGGCGAACGATATCGCCGTATTCCTGACGCAAGCCCGACGCGAGAGCAGGGCAAAACGCGAAGCCACTGGCGACACAGTGGGAAAGAAGGATGACCCATGCCTGACGAAAAAGAGGACTTAACGGAAGACTCATTGTTCGATAGCGCGGTCGAGCCGCCAGTTTCCGAACCGGAACCGGCAGCAAAACCCGAGCCCGAACCGCCCGTAGCGGACAAAGCGGCAGCGCCAGAGACACCGGCCGACAAGGAGCGGCCACCTGTCGATGACAACGCCCCGCTGGTTCCGTCATGGCGCCTGAGGGAGATCAGCGAGGAAAAGCGCGCGGCGCAAGCCGAGCGTGACGCCTTGAAAACGGAAAATGCCCGTCTTGCTTTTGAACGGCAGGAATTTCAGCGCCGCATGGCGGCACTGGAAAACCCCGCCCCGAAAGCCGACGAGCCCGATCCGCTGATGGATCCCAAGGGGTATCGCGAGCACATGGAAAGACGTTTTGAGGAACGTCTGATCGGTGAGCGGCGCGAAATGAGCCTCCAAGCAGCTCGCAAGACCTACAAGGAAGAGTTCGACCAGGCGTATGCGACGGCACACGAGTTTCTGCGACAAGGTGCCGATCCTGCGCTGCAGATCCGCATGAACAATTCAACGGATCCCGGTGAAACTCTGATGCAGTGGTTTCGTGAGGTGAAAGTGCGCGCTGAGGTCGGCAATGATCCTGCCGCCTACAAACAAAAAGTGCTCGCTGAGTCCCTCAAGGATCCCGAGTTCCGTAAAAGCGCAATGGAAGCGTGGCGGAACGAGGCGCAACAGAATCAGAATCAAGGCAAGGGCCGTCCTATGCTCGCTCCCTCGATGAACGGCGTTTCCCGTCAAAGTGCTGCACTGAGGGCGTCACAGGAAGATTTGTCCGACGACTCCCTTTTCGACTCAACCGTGACCTGATCGTTTCTCGCGTTTCATGTGAAACAACCCGCCCCAAGTGGCGGGGGTTTCATTGGCCGTGAGGCGATCCGGTTTGTCTTGAAAGGATCGGCCACATGGCCCTCACGGCTAATCATGTCAATAATGAAGTCATTAAATTCCGCAAAGACGCGGCGATTGACTTCCTGCGAGCATCGCGATTCGACCCCTTCATGGGGGCCGATAGCACCTATCCGATCGTGCGGATGAAAGACCTTGCCGCGGACGGCAAGGAAATCAACGTCCCGCTCGTTACGCAACTAAGCGGTCCTGGCGTTGGCGCTGGCACGTTGCGCGGCGCTGAGGAACAGATCGATAGCTACGGCTTCCCGGTCTGGGCCGATTGGGCACGCAACGCGGTTGCCAATAACCGCGCCGTGAACAAGGAAAGCTCGTTTTCGATCCGCTCGACAGCACGTTCTTTGCTCTCGGGCTGGTCAAAGCGGGTGGTGCGTGACGACATTGTAGACTCGTTGCTGTCGATCCCGACGTCAGCCGTGCAAGCGGGGCGCCTCACAGCTCCCGGTTCTCGCGTCAACGGCGTCAAATGGTCGGCGGCGTCAACGGGGCAGAAAAATAGTTGGACGACGGCAAACTACGATCGCGTGGTTTTCGGCAGCGTGATCGGTAACTACAATTCGACGTTTGCAACCGCGTTGCTTAACGTCGATAGCACTGCCGACAAGATGACGGCGGCGGTTGGTTCGCTGATGAAAAACGTGGCGCAGCAAACCGGTGTCGATGCTTCCAATCCTGGCGTCTATAACGGGCGCCCGAAAATCAGCCCGTACCAGCTCAAAGGCGCTGACCAGGAATGGTACCTGTGCCTGATCGGGTCGCGTGCAATGCGCGACTTGAAAGCCGATCCGCCGATGTATCAGGCGAATCGAGACGCGCGCGAGCGTGAATCATCCCCGACGAAAAACAACCCGATCTTCACGGGCGGCGGGCTGGTTTACGATGGCGTCTATTACCTCGAAATCCCCGAAATCACGCAACGCCTTCTGCTCAAAGGGCAGGGCACGGCCGGTATCGACGTCGAGCCGGTATTCCTGCTTGGGCAGGGCGCGATCGCGTATGCGCTTGGGCAAATGCCGCGCCCGACGCAGCTCGAGGACGGTGATTACGACTTTATCACCGGCATGGGGATCGAGGCCCAATACGGCACCGCCAAAATTGCCAAGGCACCGCTCTCGGTGGTCGGGGCAACGGTCGGTGATCTTGTCGATTGGGGCATGGTCACGGCGTTCGTGTCTGGTGTCGCCAACGCCTAATTCCCCCCAACTCAAACCGGGAGGGTGAAAAGCCCTCCCGTTCCTTTTGAAAGGAGGGAGCGATGGCGTATCGCAGGGATTGGGCTTCGACGCCCAACACTGGCGGGCAAGGCAATTCCGGCACCCGTAAATTTCTTGGGCGCCGGGTTCAACTCAGCACAACCGATCTTGGCACCTCGGCGAACACGATCGGCGCCTTCACGGTGCCAGCCGGGTTTACTGTTGACGGTTGCGCGGTTGCCTATTCCGACATGGATGGCGGCACCTCGCTATCAATCAGTTTGGGCGATGCGGCGTTGCCGACGCGTTATCTCAACGGTGACGTGACCGGGCGCACGGGCGGCACGACTGTAGCGGTCGCATCTACCGGGTTGCTCTACAAAAATCCTGCCGAGACTGAAATTCTCATAACGATCGGGGTCGCGGCAGGAACGCCGGTTGCCGGGACTATGGACGTCTTTCTCAGCGGTTTCGTGACGTAGCGAAGCCTTAAACTTAACAATCCATTTGTCAGGAGAAATCGCAAATGGTCTATCGTAAAGATTGGGGTCAGCCCCAGGTTGGCGGTCAAGGTTTTGCCCGCACAATGAAAACGATCGGTCGTCGTGTGAATGTCAGCGCGACGGATGACGTTACCGGCAATACCGTCGGCGCCTTCACGATCCCCGCGGGGTTTGTCGTGACCGGTATTCTCTGTGTCTCGAGTGCCTTCGCGGCAGGTTTGGCGTTCACGGTTGGCGATGCCAACAGCGCCAACCGCTATCTCACGACGGGCGTGGCGGCAGCAACCAACGTCACGCTCGCTGCGGCGGGCTTGCTCTACAAGGCGCCTTCTGAAACTGAGGTGCTGGTTACGATCGGCACACAAGCCGCGGGTAACGTCGTTGGTACGCTCGACACTTATCTCACCGGCTACATTGACAACTAACGGTATCGCAAGCGCGATGCCCCAGGAACGAAACAAGTTAGCCACTCGTTGATATGCGGGTGGCTAATTTTTTGGAGGAAAACACAATGGCGAGCATGCAGGTTACCTACCACGGCAAGGACGGCAACAAGGTCTGCGAAATGAGCGGGTTCAGGTTTGTCGAGGGCGAAATGGTCGACGTTACGGTCAACGAAGCCAATGCGGCTTTGCTGGCTGAAATCCAGAAGGACAAGGCCTTTACCGTGAAGGCAGCTCCACCTCCTCCCGAGCCGGAAGTGGCTGCGCCGCGTGAAAAGCCTCATCTAAAAGCGGATCCGAAAGCGGATACAAAAAAAAATCAGCACGAGGCGTAAGCTTGCCGTCAGGCGGACGACGGTGAAAAAGGCAGCGCACCGCGGCAGAAACAAAAAACGCAAGGCTCATTAAGAAACAAAACTCCGTCCCGATCGGGCGGAGTTTTGTTTTGAAGGGTGACAGATGGCAACAGTTTCCGTGATTTATCGCGCGCCGAAAGGTGACGCCAAGGTATGCGAATGGGGCGAGTTCACGTTTTTTGACGGCGTGGCGGTCGAAATCGAGGAAAACGAAAATACCGCGCACATGATCAAAAAAATGGCCGGTAACAAAAATTTCGAGCTGTCGGAAATGGGGACGGTTAACAAGGCGATGGATCAGGCGGCATTGCAAAAACCGGCACCCGAAGCTGAACCCGAGCCAGATCCCGAGCCTGTGCCCGAACCGGTACCAATACCGGAAGAAGATCCCGTGACGGATCCTGATCCTGGCCCAGTATTTGAGGATTATGTACCCGAGCCGGTAAAACCAAAAACCGTCCCGGCGCGGGCAAAAACGCCCAGGAAAACCGCCGCGGAGAAAACCGTCAAAGAACGCGTGATGGCAAAGCGCACACGGGCGGGCTGGTAAATGTCGAAAACGCGAGCGCAAATCCAGTTCAAGGTCTTGATGATTCTGACGGGCGGTGACGTCGGCACGAATCCGTCGAATGAGGACGCCAACAATATCGACGGCTATATCGACAGCATGGTTGCCGAGCTGGCGTCTGATTCAATCTACATCGCGGACCCCGACACGCTCGATGAGGATATTTTTATCACCTTCTGCAAGCTGGTAGCCGACGCTGCCGCTGAGGAATACGGCCAGAAATCAAATCCGCAACTAGCGCAACTTTGGCGCAATCGTCTCCGCACCATCAAACGGCCAACGCCGGGGTATGGCCCGCAAGCAACGGAGTATTTCTGATGAACGAATTATTAGACCGGCTCCTGAGAACTTTCACACCGGAAACGGCGGGGAAAAATCTTGGTTCGCCGCAGGACGATCTTCCGGGTTGGGCGCGGGCCGTGCTCGAGCAAAGCCGTCCGGATTATTTATCGCGGCCTGGATGGGGAGGTGGTCAGCCGATTGATCCGCGGTCGCTGCCGTCACGCCCACCTATGCCGGGAGTTGTGCCGATGCCGCAGCCCGGTCTAAGCCGTCCGCCAATTCCAGGGGGTCAGCCGATCGATCCGCGATCATTGCCACCGCGTCCGCCAGTATTTCAACAAGAGGGCGGGCAACCTCCATCACCGGGGCTTAGTCGCCCGCCAATCCCGTCATATCCGCAGCAAACACCGCCCCCAGAAAGCCGTCCACCGATTCCGGGCGGGCAGGGGATCCCGCCGCAAGTGTTGCAGTATTTGCAACAGTTGCAAATGCAATCGCGTCCGATCGTGCCGCAACGGTCGGATCTCCCAGGTGCGGAAGCAATGCAAGCGCTTTCGGGGGCCGGAAGCGCGGCGCCGTCTCCGTTGCTAGTGCAAAGTAATAATAACCCACCGATCAATCAACTCGATTGGATCGGAGCAAATGTCAGTCCTAACGGCGTTCCGAGTTGGAATCGCTGACGCAAGCAACGGAGTATTTTTAAATGGCAGGACTCTATGGAAGGCTGATGATGGGTCACCCCGGCACGCGTGCTCCCGTTGCGCCGCCACCTGTTGCACAAATTGCCGCAAACCGGATGCGCGCCATGCAATCAATGCCGCCTGGGGTGCAAAGAATGCTGGCGGCGCAACGACCACCGACAGCCCCGCCCGCGGTAGCGGCGCCTGGATTAGTGCGACCGACATTGCCGAACGGACAAGTGCCGCCACCTCAGGGAATGCCGCCCCCAGGCGCACAAGTGGCGCCAGCGGGGCCGCAGGGTATCCCGCCGCAAATCCTACAATTGTTGCAGCAACGGCAAATGCAAGGCGCGCAGCAACCCCCGCCGCCGCAAGCGCTGCCTCCGCCACCGGCTGCGCCGCAACAAAGCGTGTCACCGGAAATGCTGCAGCAATTTCTTGCTTCGATGAGGGCGCAAGGCGGCTAAGAATGCCAGCGATTCCAATTCCATTCCCGTTAAGCACTGCCCCAGGCGCGTTTAATCAGGAAGAAAGCGGGCGGCTGATCAATGCCTATGCCGAGCCGTTAGGGAAAACCGTATCGGCCTCGAAAGCGGCTCCGACGCCGCCCGTTGTTTGGCGTAAATCGTCGGGATTGAGCCTGTTTGGCAATTCGGCCAATACGAATTTCCGCGGCGGGGTGCTGGTCGGCGGCAATATCCTTTACACGGCCTGGACCGAAAAAGCCTCGACCTTCGACGTGACCGGCGCGGAAACGGTACTTTCCGGCGCCTTGTCCGGCACTGAAAAAGTGTTCTGGGCGCGTAATAACAAAACGCCGACGCCCGACGTTGTGTGCGTGGCGCCGAGCACAGGCGCTTTTTTGGTGACCTCAACCGCGGTGAGCTCCTATCCCGATTCGAATGTCGGGGCGCCCAACAGCGTCGGTTTTCTGGATGGCTATTTCATCTTCACTTACAGCAACGGCAAGATGCAAGCGTCGGACTTGAACGCAACCAGCATCAATACGCTCAATTTCACGACGGAACAGGCAAAGACAGGCGGCCTGTTGCGAGGCTTGCCGTTCAACGGCCAGTATTGGGTGTGGGGGCCGAACCACGGCGCGGTTTACGCCGACACCGCGCAGCCCACCGGCTTTCCGTTCACGCGGTCCTATGTGATCCAGCGCGGGTTGCTCGGGCGCTATGCGGTTGCGGGGCATGAAGATGGATTCGGATCGGCGCTGATCTGGGTGGCGGATGATCAATCCGTCGTTCAGGCGAACGGCACGCCGAACCCGACGAAAATCTCGCCGCCCGATCTCGACCGGCTGATTATCGCTGTCCCCGACAAAAACACACTCGAGGCCTCGGTCTATATCTCGGCAGGACACCCGAAATGGGTGCTGTCATGCCCGGCGTTTACCTGGGAGTTTGATTTAGGATCCCAGAAATGGAACGAGCGGGCAAGTTACCTGATCCCGCGCTGGCGCGGGGTCAGCGGCATTTCGGCTTTCGGCAAGTGGATTGTCGGTGATACCAAGGGAAACCAACTCTTGTATGTCAACGGCAGTGCTTACGACGAATTTGGCGAGCCGCTGATCATGCTGATGGAAAGCGGGCCGGTTTCAAAGTTTCCGAATCGCACCAAGATCGCGTGCGCCGATTTTAATTTCACCACGGGCGTCGGCATTGCGACGGGACCGGCTCCGCAAGCCACGAACCCGACTGTCGGTATTTCCTGGTCGAACGACGGCGGGTTTCATTGGGGCAGTGAAATGGTGCGTGATCTTGGGCCGCAAGCGCTGCAACAAAATATCCGGGTGTTGCGAACCGGGCAGACAGCCGGGATCGGGCGGCGCTGGCGCTTGCGGGTTTCTGGACCGATTTACGCCTCTCTGATCGGCGCCACTCAAAACACCGACATGACACGCTAATGGCAACGCCGCTTCCAGGTCTTGATAGTCCGGTTGTTGATCCAGACACGGGGCAAATGACGCAAGCCTGGTACAATTATTTTCAAAACCATCAAAGGCTGACGCAATTGCCTGACGTGGCGACGGTAGCGCCGACTAACGGCCAAACGCTCAAATACAATAGCACGACAAAACTCTGGACACCGGGGTAAGTCATGAAAGCTGCAATGATTGCAGCACGCGTTAAGGAGCACGGCGAGTTCGCTCGTTTGTCCTGAAACGCTTAACTTAATAGGAGGCTCCCATCGGGCTCTTCGATTTGTTCTCAAATGACACAGCCGACGAAGCGGCGCGCAAGGCCAATGAAGGGCGCCAAGCTGGTTACGATCAGCTCTCAGCCTTGTATGGTCAGGGGCGATCGGATCTCACCAC